TATTTCTTTCTGGGCCGCTAAATCAAGGCCATACGTCTTACCAAACTGTTCAGCTTGCTGCGCGAGCTGCGCCTTATTGTAACTAATCTGCTGGCCGAACTGGTCCTTCTGCATGGCCAAGTTCTGCTGGAACTGGTCATTGCTCGCCTTGAACCTCTCCGCATCGAGGCCGTGACTCTTGGCAAAGCGATCAGATTCCGCGCTTAGGTTAGCGTTGAACTGCCGCGTCGCCTCGGTCACCTTGCGCTCGTCAAGCCCAAACTGCCGACCAAACTGGCTCTCCTGACTCGCCAACTGCCGACCAAACTGACTCTCTTGGCTCGTCTGACTACGCAGCCCCATCGCGTTCGCAATCGCTGCCTGACGGTCCTGCGCCATTGCATCAGCGACACGGGTTGTCAAGTCGCCTTCCATCTGAGCAATCGCTCGCGCCTGCTGACCAGCCAGACCTGACTCCTTCTCAAACCCAATAGAGGAAGCAGCCAGTCCGCGCTGCGCCAGCCGTTCCTTCTCAGCCCGAAGCTGTCCAGCAAAACTGGCATCCAGCTCAGCGCGTTGCTGCGCTCGCAGGTTCTTGACGGTCGCCTCGTCGTAGCGACCCGGTGCAGACATCGCTTCCTGTACCCGTCGCTCCAGTTCGGAGTTGAGGCCAGAACTCGGCTGTGCCTGCGCCTGTGGCTGTGGTTGCGCCTGTGGTTGCGGTTGCGCTTGTGACTGCGCTGGGGCGGGACTTTGTGCGGGAGCCGCACCCTGTCCACCACCGCTTGGCGCAGCTTGTACGGCAGCACCACTACCGCCACCTGTCGTTGCACTCTGCGTTGTACCAGTGGACGTTGCTCCACCGCCTAGTGCGTCTTTTACCGCATCTGACAGGCCAGCCTTGGGTGCAGCAGCTTGTGCGGCGGGCATAGCAATGCCCATTGAGGAGAGGAAGTCTCCCAACTCTTTCCGCGACTGCATAATAGCAGGGTCGTTGGCAAAACCACCTTGTCCCGTGCCGGAGTACTGGTCAAGGAACCGCCGCTTGCCTGCATCATCCATTCCCGCAATGGCATTTAAAACAGGGATGTTCCCATGCTGATTGAGGAGCATCTTTGTATTTGCTGTCGTCTGCACGGACCCAAGGTCGAATCCGAGCGCCTTGTTCGGGTCGAGCGAGGTCTTCTCAAATGCTGCTTCCGCCTCTGCATATTTCTTTGCGTCGTCTGCATTGCGGAACACCACATTACCTGCGTTATCCGTTCCAATCATCGAGGCCGATTCCAGCGCCGCCTTTGCTGCCGTATAATCGCCTGACCCAGCGGACGGCTTGTATCCAAGGGCAGATGGTGTTGACCGCACACGCGCTGTGCTACTGACTGTCCCGTCTGCATTCTGAGTAATCTGTGGAGCTGGCGTCGCAACTGGCGTTGGCGTCGGTGCAGTTGGCACTACGCCATCAGACGGCGGAGCACCAGCACCAGCTGGCAGGTTGAAGTCTACTGATGATGGCGGCGTAAAGCCTTCTGTTGCACCACCTTCCATCAGCCCACCAGCCTGCAACTTCTCGCGCACAGCATCCGGTACAGACGACTGGCTAAACTGCTGAGCCATCTGTTGCTGACCTTCTTGCCCCATCACCTCAGGTTCCCCGCGCCGAGCCGGATAATACCCGCCGAGTGGCTGGCCTTGCCCCTGTCCCTGCTGGGCAAGCATCTGCTGAATACGTTCCTTGATTCCGCCGAGCGCACCACCGCCTTGTGCGGCAGTCTCTGCGCCAAACTTCTGCCGCAGCATCTCTGCTAGTCCCTGCGGCGTCTGCTGCATCGGTTGTTGCGGCTGCGCCATCCGTTGCTGCTGCTCTTGTTCCATCTGCCGCTGAGCGCTGGCCGCGTCATTGAGGACAGGCAACGTCTCGCCAGCTCGTTGCACCCCAAGGCTGCCCTGTTGCGCCTGTTGCTGAGCTTGCTGTGCAGCCAGCTGCGCACGAACGCGACGCGCTAGTTCCTCTTCATCGTCGTCGTCCACTTGGCGCGGAGCCGATGGACCCGTAAAGGGCATGGGCGCAGGACGCGCATAGCCAGCACTCTGCATCTGTGCAAACGACTGCTCTTGCTTTGGCGCAGGCGCAGCGGGTGGCTTCTGTGCGCCATTGAAGATATTCGCCGCGCCGACCTGACTTTCCTCGCTACTGTTCTCGTCAGAGGCGTTCGTAATCGTCTTCTGGCCACCAAACAGGCCGCTACCGTAGGATGTTTTCATCTGGGAATCTGCTCGTGTAGGTTAGCGAGGCGGCTCATAGGAACCGCCCTTATTCGCAAAGAATCCAGCGCCAAGCATCTTCATCAGCATTTCACCCATCTGTTGCTTCCGGCGTTTTTCCAGTTCAATCGCGTCGAAGTCCTGCTTCTGTGCCGCAATCATTCCTTTGTTGTATTCCATCCGTTGCTTACCGGACTCAAAGTCTTGCTCGGCCATCTGGCCCTTAAGTTTTGTTGCGCCGGAAAAGTAATCCGCGCCAGCCCTGAGCATATCCTTGTTCTTGTCATCAGTGGCAAAACCCCAGATGTCCTTTAAGGACTTACCAGCGATGAGTGGCTTAGTAAAAATATTTGGCACGGAAGGAGCTCCACTGAATGAGGTTACAGCATTTTGTGCAGTTTGTATCGGTGCCGCACCCATACCAGCAAGACTCGGCTGCCGTAAATAGTTTACTGGAATCTTTGGGGTACTAGCAATCGTTGGTGGTAACTCAACCTTGGCAAGATTTGCAAAAGAGCTGTTAGCCGCTGCAGACGGATTAGAGGCAAACGTCGACGTTGGACTTCGTAAATAGTTTACTGGAATCTTTGGTGTGCTGGCAATCGTTTGTGGCAGTGAAGCTACACCGGGGCCTTGACCCATACCGGCAAGACTCGGTTCTCGTAAGTAGTTTACCGGAATCTGTGGTGTGCTGGCGACTGTTGGCGGCAAAGAAGCTACGCCGGGCGTTTGACCAAGTGCCGTAGCACCAGAGGGCGGTGCTATCGCTTTCTTCATTGCCGTGCCACCCTTGATGGCACCCTTTGCAATACCAGCTACTTGACTTGTTCCCGCCTTCTCAGCGGCTTGGAATCCGAGCTTAGCGCCTTGCGTCATATTGCCCATCATATAACCAGACGCGGCTCCCTTGGCTGCGTCCATACCTGTCGCGCCGCGCTTGGCCCCCTCTAGCCCCGCCTTGACCGCAGCAGCCAGCATTGGGCCACCCACAAGGCCCGCAGCGCCAGCAGCAATGTCCGCCTTGTTTCGCTCAAGGAAGCCACCGACAGTGCCACCCAACTTAATTTTATTCAAGCCTGTGGCAGCGTAGCCCTTGCTTAGTAAATCAGAACCACGGCCCCAGATATCCCGCGCCCGTTCGCCGTGCGCCGTGTCCGTAGACGTAATGGCAGTACCCGCCTCATTCGTGAGTCGGTCGGCCTCTTTCGTTGAGAGCTTCTTCCCGTCCTTGTACCACCAGCCGTCGCCGCCAATGGTCGCGCCAATGCTCTTGGCTTGAGCCGCTGCACGAGGATCGCTACTAATGACTGAGCCAGTATTCGGGGGCACTAGTCTTCACTCCGAAAGATGATAAAGTCCAGCAACGCACTTGCCGGCGCTGCCGTTCCAAAGGTGCAGGTAAAGCTCGTGGTGGTGCGGACCGTCACCGCACGGGTCGTCAGCCACGAGGTCGTGATATGCACCCCGTAGTTTGTATCCTGCTCCTCACGAATCAGAGGAATCACGGCAGTCACCGCCGTCACGGTTACAGGAATCTGCACCCCGCAACCACCCGACGTCGCATACCGAATCCGTAGGCGGCGTACCTGTTCCTGCTCGCGGGTATTGACCATCGGCGTCAGACGCGCATTGACCATAGGAGCCGTCATCAGGTTCCCCCTCGACGGCCCATCGCAAAGGCTTGTACTTCTGCCCGTGAGTACAGGGCGTCGGCTTCACCCGAATCCACAATCGTTACGTCAATCCATTCCCCACGGTCAGCCAGCGGGACACGAAACATCGCGGCATTGGTCACCGCCAAGCTCGTCGCATCAATCGCATAGCTGCCGCTGCCCGACTGGGTGACCCATTCCACCGACACATCATCCGTGCCACGGGGGTCCATTAGGAGGTAGCCCCACCGATAGGACTTCTCGTTCATCGCATCGCCAGCAAAGAAACGGTGCGGCTGCACTCGCATCGCAAACTCTTCGCCCACCGTGTAGTTCACGGTCAAGTTATCAAGGTATGCCCCACCTGCATCGCAGAGCGTCACCCACCCTTCCGCATCACCACGGAGGATGAGGAACCGTCCCTCGTTGTCCTCGGACTCGAAGTGACAGGTAGTGGCTGGCGACAGGTATCCAGCAGTCCACGGACCTGACCACGCATTGAGGCGGTAGTTGTACACGAGGACGCCGTAATCCGGCACCCACCACCGAATCTCTTGGTAGTTGCGGACATGGACGCCACGGACGCCCTCGATTGTATCTCCATCCCAATCGCGGATAATACTGTCAATCGGCGTCGAGATGGACTCTGGTGAGGAGCTTTCGCTCACCCGATAGAAGCCGTTCTGTCCAAGGAAGTACACTTGTCCAGACACTTCGACAATCGAGAAGGCGTTCGTCGTGCCGACTTCGCCCGTGATACCCGTCGCACCAGCGGCAATCGCAATGTCATCCTGCGTAAAGCCCGTCCAACGGGAGATACCGCTGCGGTGGAAAATGAGCAAGCTTGACCCGCTGACCGCCAAGCCTGTCGTGTTCTGGTCGCCAAAGGTGCGGATAATAGCTTCCCCGCCACCACTGGCTCCAACGCCCAGCGTATCCCCGTCATTCAGCTCAGAGTAGTACACGCTCTGGTCAATGCCCGTCACACCAAAGAGGCGCTGATTATAGACCGTAATCTGCGCGATATTCGGCGTACTGGCCAGATTGAGTTCAAGGGTCGTGCCGTCCCACCGATTCAACGGCCCACCGTCCGCAATGTACATACACTCCGTATCCGCAGGAGCTGTGTACAGAAAGCTGGCAAAGTCTGGCGTATTGGTCGTCGAAAGGCCATTGCCTTGCGACACAAACGGCGTGACCGTGGACTCCGAGTACAACGTCTGATCGTCTTCGGTGGTCAGTTCGTCACCCAAACTCGTGCTAAAACTGAATAGTACGGACGGTGATGCAAAGCTCGACGTGTAAAGATAGCCGTTCTGCACGACCATAATCTCTGACGCCGACACCCGATACCACGACACCCCGTTCTGGATTGGCTCACCACCACCAAGGGCCGCCAGCGTCAGCCGGACAGTGCCTAGCCGCTTGCCTGCCCCGCCAAACTCCGAGAGGCGCACATTCGTCGCATCCCGCACCTGATTGGGCTGCAACTGTGACGGGTCCGCCGTGACATTGAGGCCACCGCCAAACGACGGCTGGGCGTCAAGGACGACTTCGCGGCCCACTTAGGCTCCCGCCCATTCGTGTGCGTTATCAGGATAGTCCAGCAGCGTCGGCGTGACGGTCTGCCTGCGGATATCGTCCAGCAGGAGGCGGCGGGACTCGCTCGCCAACCCACGCAACATCGAGGCCGCTTCTGGTTCCGCACCGCCCTTCAACAACAGCGTCGCTGCCGCTTCGTAGCAGAGCAGCAAATAGGACGCCGACGGAAAGTTGATGGTGCTGGCTCCCGTTGCTAAGTCCGACAACGAGGTGGGCTTGTAGTTCACCGTAACCGTCAACGCCAGACCAGACTGCACAGGCAACACCTGAATCGCGTCCAGCCCTGCCCGATAGTACAGCCGAGGCCGGAGGTACACAGCACTCGTCGTCGTCGCCAGCGGGACATGACGGAACTGCGTCTCTCCGTACAGCTGCGACCCATCATTTATTGACAGGATGCGATAGTAGTTCTTCTCGTTATCCCCGCTGCCCGTGTTGAGGTCGTCTGTATCAACCTTGCCATTGGCATCGGTCGTGACCGACACGCTATTGAACGTGTAGTACGGCGTCGCGTTCAGGAGGTTTGACCACTCGTAGTCGTAGCTCTCGTTCAGCACCGACTGAATCAGCGCATCAGTCCATCGCGTCGAACCCGCCGCATCCATAAACTGCCGTGTTGCCGCAATCAGTTCTGTTCGTGTCGCGTTGGCCATCGTCCCCTCTTAGCTGATCGTCTTGTGGAGCGTGCGCTTCCCTTTCTTTGCTGGACGATCATCGCCTGTTGGCGAACCAGAGCCCAATACCGCCTCTAACGCCTCATTTACTTGTGCCGCTGGCAGAACTTCCGCATTGTACCGACCCACATGTGCCAACAACTCCCGCGTCGAATCTTCCGTCGCTGTGCGAAGAAAGCGTTCGAGATAGTTCGGGGCCTGTTCAATCGGACAATCCAAAGGCAGCCAGCCTAAGATGCTATAGCTGGCTCCACCGCCAATCTCTTGCCGCTGCACCATGCCCCAGCGCCGGTCACCTTCCGGCCATGCCATCGTCACCATCCAATGCTTCGGCGTCACCGCATTGAACTGTAAGCCCAACCCCGGATGCACCGCCTGCAACCGCCGCCGAATCTCCGGCGACGGTTCAGGGGTTCCGGCGCTATTGTAGATTAGCGCCATACTGAACTACTGCTTGACCAACAGTTCCACGTTCACCGTCACATCGTCCGGCTGCACCGACACAGCGCCCGTCGTCACAATCGTGACCCGAAGACTGTCCGCCGTGGTCAGCAATCGCTGAGCTTCGGTGGTGCTTGTCAGGAACACAAACTGCAACGGGGTATTCGCCGTCTGCGTGTTGACGGCAAGCGGATCGGTCAATACCACCGCCGTTGCGCCCGTCATCTTGGAGATGGTTGCCACGCACGAGGTAGCCGCCGTTGGGAACGTCTCCGCACAAAACGAAGCACGGTTGATAATCCCGCTGGCGGGGAAACCGCCAAGGTTATGTGTCGCCGTACCAGCCGCCAGCACTCCGGTATTCAGCCAGCCGCCAATCGCAATCGGCAGTGTGCCGAAACGTCCCGGCTTTGGAGCAAAGTTATTCAAGGGCATTGAGAGTCTCCGACGTGTGGAGGGTAGGTTGCCCTACCCC